TTTACAGGTTGTGCCTTCGGGGTGAAAGCTATACCAAATCTGCATCGTGTTCATAACTAACTCCTTAATGATTAATTAATTAGCCGCCCGTGAACGGCGGCATGCCCGCGCCACCGCCGCTTTACAGGCGGTACAATCGGCGCGGCATGGCGTCACGGGTCGGCTTCCGTCCTGCGTCAACTCCTGCGTCAACTCCTGCGTCAAAACGCCATCGTCATATTCTAAAAATCATAAATTCATGCGGTTATTAATGGTTGATGGTTGAGATTGGGAATGGCTCGGTCAACGCGGCCTCGATGCAGCCGAGAATTAGGTGATACTAGCGGGCGTCCTGGCCCGGGGATTTGGTGGCCGCATAAAAAAAGGGAGGCCGAAGCCTCCCGTGGTTTATCTTACGAAGCTTTGCGCCGAACGGCCTTCTTCGGAGTCTCAAGATCAGCGACCCGCTGTGCTTTATCAGCGGCGGCGGCGACCTTGGGGTCAACGGCGTCGACTCGGGCGGAGCGGTCAGTCTCAATAAGGGCAGGATTGTCGATGGGATCCTCCCCGCAGTAGGCGTTGCGTTGCTCAATCTCACCCCGCAACTTGTACTTGTTCAGACTTCCACTGGTATTTGGTCGTCGATCCTGCGGGCAAGGATCCGTCCAAGCGGACATCGGGACTTTAATCTTGCTACCGTCAGTGAACGTGACGACAATATTGCCGCCTTGGTTGGGCAGGTTCGGCTTGCCAAGATCCTGTTCCCAAAGGGCAAGGCTGATGTTTACGAGGTTGTTGATGAAGAAGGTTGAATTTTTCATGTCGATCTCCTGATCTGTTTTGGTTGATGTGACTGTCATCAGCCACGCGAACAGAGCAAGGCAAACCCGAAGGGCGACACCAGTGTCACGGTCGACCGGCCTCTAGCCGGTCACGACTGGGGCGCGCCTTGGTGGCGCAAGCAACCTAGTCAAGACAATCCGGCGAACGGATCGCGTTGTTCAGCGATCCTTAATCGTCGGATTCTCGCCGGAGCATGGCGGGCCTTGTTAAAGGCATAAGCCGCCATGTGGAGGGTCTTGGCTCGGTTGCGGTTTGCGTTAAAGAGAACGGAGTTTTGCCGAGCGGCAGGCTTGTCCCGGAGAGTGCATTGCCCCGCTTGCGGGGTCAAGCGAACGCCCGCTGGTGCGTTCGTGAAGTTGCATTCGTAGGGTGCAAGGCTGCACTCGTGCATTACGTGTATGTAGCGAGTCAGCGTAGGCGCAGTACATAGGCGCGTCCCGCGCGCCCTCGCAGCTATGTAGGCTTTCGCGCCAGCGAAAAGGCGCGGTTTTTAGCGCCGTTGCCGGAGTAAGCAAGAGTGGACAAGCCGAAAGCGATCCTAGTGGGGGTGCGGGGGTGTCCCCCGCTCATACAGGCGAACCGCTCGACCACAGTCGAGCATTAGTCGCCTGCTCGGGTGGCTTCTTAATGTAGATTGTGGAACAGTGCTGTAACCCTGCAGTGTGGCTTGATTCAGGCATAGCGATCATACGTCTTTGCCGATTTAATTTTGGGCAACCTAATCACAAATTCATGTAGGTATAGATACGAGCGGTAACTAGAACGGAGAATACTGTGGGTTCCTCCGTGGCTAATAGAACTATAGAGGCTGGTTCATCCATCCACACTCTTCATGTACGGTAACCATCTTAGAAACTCTACCCTGCAGGATAGTCGATGGTAGGATGGCACCGGGGGAGGGGGAAACTACGTACGATACTTAGGAGTTGCCCCCCAGATACAAAAAAGGTGAAATTGAAGATTCCCAACCCTTTGATATTGCTTATCAAAATGCAACAAACTTGCAATTTAAAAAGAACAAGACTACATTTCGCTTTTCTATACTATCAACCACATGGTTTTATTATGGATAAGCCTGAATTGGCCCCAAAAAAGAAACGCGGTAGACCTAAAAAACAAGAAGTTATGGCAAATTCGCCCGGCGGCAGGAATAAAGTAGGCCGTCCAAAGGGTGATGCGGCGATTATTAACGAATATAAGTCCAGAATGCTGGCCTCTCCCAAGTCTAGGCGGGTGTTAGACACGATATTTGAGGCCGCTATGGACGATGACCACAGGAATCAGGCTGCTGCATGGAAGTTAGTCATGGATCGTATACTGCCTGTGGCGGCATTTGAGAAGGATGTGATTAAAGATGGCGGCAGGAGTGCTATTCAGATCAACATTACTGGCGTTGGTACTGCCGAAGTAAAGGATGCAACCATAATAGAGGGGAGTTCCGATGAGATACTTCAAGATTGAGGAGTTTGATTGCCAGCATACCGGCAAAAACGAAATGAATCCTGACTTTCTTGAAAAGATAGACAATTTGCGTCTTGCCTGCGGATTTCCCTTTATTGTTACTAGCGGTTACAGAGACCCTAGTCACCCCATTGAGGCTAAAAAATCTAAACCCGGCACCCATGCTCAAGGCATTGCCTGCGATATCAAAATTACCAACCCACATCAACGCTATTTACTAATTAGCAGGGCTATTGGCATGGAGTTTAGGGGTATTGGCATAGCCCCTGACTTTATTCATGTGGATTTTAGGCGCGAACCCGGCGTTATTTGGACTTACTAATGTTATATACAAAACACACACGTTTAACGACCACTGATCTAGCAACGCTGTTTACTGTCCCTAACGGTTTCCACGCTATTGTGAGCTACGTGTTTATAGCAAACCACGGTGGGTCTACGAACAGCATAGATTTGTACTGGGATTTTTCTGGAACGCCACAGGTTTATTTATTTGACGGAACAAACATATCAGGTGGCGGTAAAGAAACGCTAGGAAACGGAGGAGGCCCGTTGTTTGTCCTTCACGACAACGAAACAGTAAAGTGTCAGGCGACTTCTACAGGCAATATCGAGGTAGTTGTAACCTTTGATCTAGTAGAACAAGCACCAGCACTCGTTAACTTTAATGGATCTTAACGTTGCGCTGCTTCCTTGGCAGCAAGAAGTATGGAATGACGAAACTCGCTTTAAGGTAGTAGCGGCGGGTAGGCGAACAGGAAAGTCACGACTCGCTGCGTGGCTGCTTATTATCAATGGTTTACAAGCCGAGCGAGGTCATGTTTTTTACGTTGCGCCTACGCAGGGACAAGCCCGTGACATTATGTGGCAGACTCTGCTAGAGCTGGGACACCCTGTAATTTCAGGCAGTCACATTAACAACCTGCAAATCAAGCTGGTCAACGGGGCCACAATTAGTCTAAAAGGAGCCGACAGGCCAGAGACTATGCGCGGTGTGTCCTTGAAGTTTCTTGTTATGGATGAGTACGCAGACATGAAGCCCGATGTATGGGAGCAGATTCTTCGTCCAGCCTTAGCAGACCAGAAGGGTCACGCCTTGTTTATAGGAACGCCTATGGGCCGTAATCACTTCTACGAGTTGTACAAGTATGCGGAGATGTCTGATGATGAAACTTATAAAGGCTGGCATTTTACGTCTTACGATAACCCTATACTTGATCCAAGCGAGATTGATATTGCTAAAAAGTCGATGTCGTCGTATGCGTTTCGCCAAGAATTTATGGCGTCGTTTGAAGCAACTGGTTCCGAAATGTTTAAGGAAACATGGATTAAATATGGTGAAGAGCCTGACTCTGGCGATTACTATATTGCGATTGACTTGGCGGGATTTGAAGACGTATCCAAAAAGAAAACAAAAAACTCCAAGTTAGATGAAACAGCAATGGCTGTTGTAAAGGTTGGAGATAACGGTGACTGGTACGTTGAAAATATTATTCACGGTAGATGGTCGCTTGATGAAACAGCCGCCAAGATATTTCAAGCCGTAAGGGACTATCGTCCAGTATCGGTCGGTATCGAAAGGGGGATTGCAAAACAAGCAGTAATGTCTCCTTTGATGGATTTGCAAAAAAGGTATATGCAGTTTTTTAGAGTTGAAGAATTAACACACGGGAACAAAAAGAAAACTGATAGAATTATGTGGGCCTTGCAAGGGCGTTTTGAAAATGGTGTGATATCAATTAACAAGGGTGATTGGAACGCTAGATTTTTAGATCAGTTGTTTCAGTTTCCAGACCAATTAACGCACGATGACTTGGTTGATGCGTTAGCATACATAGATCAATTAGCTAATGTCCCTTATGGGATTGGCGACATAGATTTTGATGAGCCGGAAATTTTAGATATTGTAGCGGGATACTAACATGGCAGAAGACATTTATAGCCCAGACCCA